ATTATACACCGTTTCCCAATTATAACCGCCTCTACCATAAAATACTATTTCATGTATTTCTGAATGGATAATTGGTTTTTGTTCAGGAGCTAGGCCAAAAAAAGCTTACATTGATTGGAATATCAACATTTTCTTTTTCATGTCCGCATGCATTACATACAAAATCAAAAGTTAAATCTGTATCTGGTGATATCTCTTTTACATATGACCTTAACGCTCTAGAATCTTGTGCGAATAATTCGTTATCTACAAAATGATTAATAGCTTTTTGATCTTCTATTCCATCAATAGAAGTAATAATATGTTTTAATCTAGTAGATAGTTCAGGTTTAACATCATCTTTCTTTGCTCGCTTCTTAATATCCGCCAATTCGTATTCAATCTTTTTCTCATCACCATGCGTTAAGAACTTAAAGGTTACTTCTCTTTTAGATACTGGTAATGTATATTTGAATCTATTAGGACTTACCGTCTCAACTTCTTCAGGTATCTCTTTATCCTTAATAGTACTTAAGTCTATTACAAGTTTATTTTTAGCAGCACAAGATGGACATTCGATTTCTACGTCATATTCTTTACCATATCCTAATATACGAGCAGCAATCATTATTGCATTTTTATCACCAGTAATAAGGTCATTATACTTTATAGGTGATACTATTAATGATTGAAATAATTTATCTAATACAACTCCTTGTTTAATTAGATTTGCAGAAGTAAGAATATCTTCTTCTTTTGCAGTCATATACTTCATTTCAATTTTGCCCGATGCTAATAGATTATCTTCAGGATAAACTTTACCTTTTGAAGGTAAATCTATTACTTCGGTTGGAAAATTAAATGCTTTTACCTCATCCTGCTTATATTGCTGTAATGCTAGTTCTTTTAACTGCTGGTCGGATACGGATTGTTTGTTTGGATAGTTGTCTGTAACTTGTGCCATAATCTGTTATTTTAAAATAAATATAAGTAATTTGAATTATGATTCATAGAAATGCCTCAAATATTTTTATCTGAGGCATTTTGGTATCAAATTATTTTGTAGGTTTTAGTTTAAGTTCTTTTCTAACTTTTATCTGAGCACCTTTATCAAACTTTTTAGCAATATCTGATAATTTATTAGCTAATGCAGTACCACTTTGGCCTTCTATATCTACTACTATCACATCAGGTTTAGCTCCAGGTTTCATATTAAACTTCATGCCTGCATAGTCTGACTTTATATTCGGTCGTTTCATGAAGTCTTCTAGTTCCTTTTTAAGTAAATCTGATTTGCTTGATGTAATTACCAATCTTCTAAATGCACCTAAATCTTCTTTAAGTATCTTTACTTGATTAATATTGACTGCAGTAGTTCCTGCTGCATACTTATTTTGACCCGGTTTTAGACCCATCGGCTTAATGTTTAGTCTATTGCCCTTAGAATAAGTAACTAGATGCTTGATTCCCTTGTGCGGACCTGCCATAGGTACTACGATGCCTCCTGCTTTTACAGCAGTTAATTTTGTAGTAGGTGCACCAACTTCTTCAGCTTCTTGTAAATGATTCTCTGTTAAACTATTCTTTACAAATTGATATACCTCAGATATATCATCTGTTGAGGTTGCTATATGATCTAATGCCCAACCATGCCCATCAGCTAATAGTTTAGATACTTGCTCTGGATTCATTTCTAAAAGTTCTTTGGTTGCATTACAAATAGTTTGCAAATTCTGAAAGAACATATATGTATTGTCTTGTTCCGGAATATGTTCCGTGCTAACCGGTACTAAAGGTTCTTCTTTAAGTAATGATGCTAGTTTAATCATTTTACTTTTTTAAATCGTAATGAGCGGCTAAATGGCCAATAATCTCTTCGTATTCTTTCTTTGCTGTCTTTTTAATATCAGGAATACCGCTTATATTTGTAACATAGTCAATAGAATCTTTTAGATCCTTAAATGTTACCGGTTTATCAACTAAACCATTTTTCACATTCTGTATGAATAGTTTAGTAAATGCTTTTGAATTAATAATCGATTCTGTTAGCTTTTTGAATGCTACTATTCGTTGCACCTCTTCTCTGATGATTTGTGTTAGTTCTGATTTTTTCATTATTATGTTATTACTTATAAATATCATTTACTTTTTAATCTCCGTACAATATCGCTAAACCATTGAATTTCTATACCTAGCCATACTTTATATTTAGTACCTATATGTATAGTTTCAAATTCATTATCGGTTTGTCTAGATATATTATGAAAATAATCTGGACTCATTAGAAATTTAGAATCTTTTGATCTTCCTATTAATATAGCTTCACCAAATTCAGCTGCTCGCTTATGATTAACGCTCCAACTTTGCATTGATCTATGTGGTTTGTATGTAAACTTTTTAGGAAAGTATACCATAATGGTCACATCGTTTTTTAACTTAACAGGTTTCAATTTCTCAATATCAGTTAATTTAATAAATTCTTCTAATTTATCTGAGTCTAGATTTGTGCCTCTGAATACTGATGAGTATTTTGTTGTATCTAATACAAATATGTTTGGATACTTACTTATCATTTTATTAATAACTGGTAAGAATAATCGTATAGCTCGTATTAATTCTTCTGTTGATTCTACAGTCCAAGCTTCTAGTATATGTACTAATACAATACCAAATTTTCTATTAATATCATCTACTTTAATTTCACTAACCCAATCTTTAAGTACTGGTTTAGATAGAATCGCTTCTAATTCTTCATTAGATGCAAATTGGTTATACGGTAGATATGGTATTTCGTCTGACATATACTATAAATATGATTGCTTTATCTTTTTATATTATACAAATGTAAAAATCCGCCCCAATAAAGAGAGCGGATTTGTATTTTTACTATTAACTTTAGAAAAAAATCAAAATTGGAATATGGCGTAATCATATTTCAAGGTAAGCTGAATGTTAACTGCATCTTCAGTTGCCCAATCAAAATCACCAAAATTAGCTGATCCGATATATGCTCCTTTCAAAGTGATTTCTTCTACCTTATCACCTACAGGTCCAAGTGCATTAAATGTAATATCTTTTTTATAGAAATCTGAATATCCATCTCTACCTGTTACTGATTCATGTGATAAACGAATCCATTCCATTACTGCTTGCGCAGCACTAGGAACAACTGGATCGTATAATGTTATTGTAACGTCATCCCATCTTCCTTTTCCTTTTAATTTTCTTTCTACGTTAATATGGTCAATAACTACATCACCGAAAGTGATGCCTGGACGATTGGAAGCTTTGATTAGGTATGCTGGAATACCTTCTATATACATAATAAATCTATTTGCAACTTTTGGTTCAAAAGCTGTAAACATTATTTCTGATGGGTCTAATAATTCTGCCATTTTATTGTTGTTTTATTTTATATAAATATACGGTAAGTAAGAAAAATAACTATTATTCTTCGATTTATTTATCTCCACTACTATCTATTACTATATCAGGTTTCTTAAATATTTTATTAGCTGCTCCTAATCCTAATGCACCAAAAGCTAAAGCGGCTATAGATTCTATTAACATATCTGGTACCGATAAGCTTAATTTAGTATATTGGCTATGTATTAATGTATAACATAAAGTAATTGTGCATAATATACCTACAAAGCGATTTGATGAAAAATTACCTCTTTCATCTTGGAATATTTGTGATATAAATTTCTTCATACTATACAGATTATATAGTTTCTGAATAATTGGGAGCTCCGGAAGTTGTAGTCTTTGGTTTAGAATTAACGACAGGTTTCTCAGCTTTTGGTTGAGCTGTTTTTTCAGGAGCTGCTTCCGGTGAATCCTCTCCATTAGTAACGTTATACTTCTGTGTTATGTATGATGTAATTTTACCTAATAGTCCTGTATACTTTGCTAATAACTTTTGCAGTACTGGATCTTCTTGTACTGTTGCTGAACTAGATAAATCTTTCACTGCTGATTTAATACTAGATATTGCTGACATTGCTTGATCAGCATCTTGTTCTTTTAATATAGCAGTGATTTCTTCTTTAATTAGATTTCTTAGTTCTGATTTTTTCATATTACTGATTTATAATAAATATCATATAATTTAGTAAAAACGTATTATAGCGCAGCTGCCAGCGCTTTTAATACATTTAATTGCTTACGCCAAATTTCCGGGTACATATCAATCTCATCATCTGGCATACCATATAATGAATCATCATCACTTGCCACCTTTTCTAACTTACTAATAAACTCGTTTGGTATTCTAGTTTTAGTATTAGCTTTTAGTTTAGCTATAACAGGTGCTGCTTTTACCATCCAATCCTTTTCAAATTTAATCCATTCTGGACTATCATAACCATCTTCAGGTACAATTTTAGATAGTTTTGTTGGGCCATATACCTTTTCTATAAATAAGTGTGGATTTGTTAAGATATCTTTTCCTGTACTAAGGTTTTTAATCGAATACTCATTTAGAATATTCTGAATTTCTTCTCTGATGATTTGTTTTAGTTCTGATTTTTTCATATTACTGATTTATAATAAATATCATACAAACATGAAAAAAGGGGAGAATTACTCTCCCCCTTCTTCAAATTATATTTACTGTGCAAATGCAGCTCCTGTAGGTAGAACGTTAAAGTCTATTACAATAAACTCAGCCGCTTTAGCTGGTTGTAAAAATATCTGACCATACATTATATTTCTATCTATTAGATCTGGAGTATTATTTGTTTCATCCATTACTACTTTGAACGCATATAAACCTTGTCTCTGTTGAACAGATGCTAAATAAGGATTAACAATATTTAAGAATCTATTTCTAGTAGCTGCTGTATTATTTTCAAATACTAGATACTTAGATGCAGAAGCTATATATTTCTTAAGCGCTATTAATAGACGTCTTACATTTACTCTATCCAATGCTGATGGTTTAGCTTGTAATGTTTTCTGTCCCCATACACATACTCCTTGTCCAGGGAATGTAGCGATTGGATTAACTCTTGCTTGATATAAAGTATCTCTTTCTTCTCTAGTTAATCTTGTCCAAGCATCAATTACTGATGTAAGGCCTCCTCTATTTAATCCAGCAGGTGCATACCATTCAGCTGCAACTTTATCATTGAATGCTACTACGCCTGGTATCACAACACTTGTAGGTACCCATACAGGCTTATTTATTGCAGAGTCCAATATTTTTACCCATGGCCAATAAGTAGCCGCATAATTATTATCTATTGTACCAACTGTATCTACTGCTTCTGCTAATGCGGTTGCAGCAGGTGTAAGAGCGGCAGGTAATCCTGCTGCATCAACTACTACAAATGTATCTCCTCTATCTATTGCTGTGTTCATAGCATAATCTAGAATACCAGGATGCTCTGTATAGTTAGTTCCAGGAACTACTAACATATTAATATCAAACTCATCAGGATTGCTTACTGCATCTATTGCTTTTTTATAAGCTATATATCCAGTAGCTGTTGGGCTAGATAAATCAAATCCTTGCATATTTGTGCTAGAGATATCTGCTCCTGTCAATTTAATTAAGTTCGGATAAGTACCATCAAATCCACCTTGGAATGGTACCATAAATTTACGAGTATCTAATGACGTAGCGGTTGTTAATCCTATTGAACCAGTACCTAATCCTGCTCCTGCATTTTGTGTATAATTTCCTAAATAGAAGTCTGTATTAGATCCTGTTGTCTGTGCCGCCTCTACCGGTAACGTTGCTAGATAATTTAAGTTATCTGTTCCTGAGAAATCATAATCGAATCCTAAATATTTTCTCTTATTGTAAGATGATCCTATTACTTGATTAGTAACATAAGATACTGCAGGTATTGATACTGTACCAACAAATCCTGTAGGTACTGGAGCAACTAACGCTCTAAATCCAAATGGAACTAAATCTGGTGTATTAATCATATTATTAACATCAGAATCTACTTCAACTCTAATGAATGTTGATTTGTTAGGATAGTCTCCTTGATAGTTAACTTTACCTGCATCATCTATAGACACATATCTGTCTCCTATTCTTCTAACTATATAATTAGATGAATTAGGATCTAAGCTAACATTGTCAAATAAT